GACAAAGATGGGTACGTACGGTGCGGGATCACAGCAGACATGACCGAGAATGATATGGTTGTGTTAGGTCTGACACTTGCACTGAAGAACAAGGACTGGAAGGCGAAGCTGATCGAGCGCGTAAAGAGCGAGATGGTTGGAGCTACGACACCCACAAGCAAGGCGGCAAGAGTAATGAACTTGTTGAAGGGCGGCGACTAGCCGCTCTTTTTTTGTATATACATACGTGTATATGGGGGCACCCGAGAAGGCCCAAGAAAATGGGGCGCTCAGTGACCAACTGAACGCCCCGATAAAATACAATCCCTTTGCAACGGGAAGGATGCAGTCTCTGGAACAAGGAGTGTCTAAAAAACATCCATCACTGCACTGACATGGTTTACGCACTCATGCCTTACGTTTGCAGGGTAATGCAGAACCCTGCTTTAATTGGCACCCCAGTCATGAGGAGAAAAGAGGTGCCAATTCCTTACACAACCACGGTTGGGTTGAGTTGTTCCATGCGACGTCCATAAACGAGAGACGTGTGCGCTTTTCCTTCGGTGTTGTGAGTTGTGTATCTGGCTTCCACCAGTTTACCCGCCCGTGCAAGAACGTCACAACGACTTTGGACTTTGGTGTAGCATCCGTGTTGCACCTCGTTCATAGCCGAAAGAGGGACAGGATTTATCGAGAGGACAGACCACAAGACGTCTACGAAACCCATCGGATCGACATCCAAAGTTTCTAAAATCATGTCGTCTAAATCAGAGTTGTCCATGTTTAGTAGAATAGTAAACATTTGATCGCGCATTGTACGCAGATTGGGTGTGGCAGTCACAGGTTCGACAACCTGTTCGGGTTGTGTCGTTGTGACAACCTCTTCGACAAATTCTTCTGCCGCGTAATCGTCTTGCTCGACTACCTCTTCACCATCGTCCTCAACAAGAACTGTGTTCTCATGATCTTGATGTAGGCGCACTGCTATCCAACGCGCAATGTCTTGACGCTCTGGATAGTTAGGGCGCAAAGTTGCTTGGTATTTGTCTCCTTCGCGTACGTCACAGGCTTCTGCCATCGCGACTGAGATGTAACAATTCTCGCCATCATCTGTAAGAGAATAAGCGGAACCAATACGTGTTACGTTTGTGACTTCGATAACTTTTGATGTGTATGTAATCATCATTCTTAACCCAATTAAGTGTGTGCAACGCAATAGTTGCGGTGATGTTTGAACCAAGAGTTGTGCACTCTTGGACTGCTCAATGAACACCGAAAGTTAAGAGAAGATTTTGGGAAAACCCTTAGCAGGGGAGCGCCTTCGACCACTCGGCCACGTTTCCGTGGACGGTAATACGCAGTAGGCGTTTGATATGCAAGAGAGTTATTCATCTTTCTTATTGCTTAACCTTCGGTGTGTACTCAAGTTGTGTGGCTGACCCTTACGCGAGGGACATCACGGCTGCTTTATGATCCTCGAAGGTCGTGTTCATGTAACGCATGACCATCTTTAGATCGCTGTGCCCAAGTAGATCGGCGATCACTTTGGGCGGTACTCCGTTACGCGCAAGGCGCGTAGCGAATGTGTGTCGTAAGGCGTAAGGCGACTTGGTAATGCCAAGTTTGTCTGTGACTTTACGCCAGTGGTATCCGATCTGTTTGTTCGTTTCGAAAGGGCGGCCTTCGAGTAAGAACGGATACGTGTGCGGCGGCGGATCACTACGTGGAATTGTTGCGAGTGCACTGTCGTTGAGGGGCACCCGACGCTCCCTAAGTTCTCCGTCTGCGCCCTTGTACGAACCGAGGACTACAGTGTTGTTACTGAAGTCTACGTTGTCGTAGGTCAGACGCATCGCCTCAATCGGACGCGCACCAGTATGTAAGAGGAAGTTGCAAAGGCGTCGGATGTCAGGGTGCAAGTCGGGAAAGATTGCGTCGATCTCTTCTTGCGATAACGTATCCGTTTTGTGTTTACCTTCGCGCGGCTTCTTCAGTTTAATGGTGTCGCGTAACCCGAGGGATGCGGCAAAGTTTAGTACGCCTTGGAGTTGGTTAAGGTCACGCCGTATGGTTGAGTTGGCGTTGCCTTTGTTGACGTGCTTCTCCTCGACATATTCTTCGATGTCGTTCAAGTCGATCTTGTTGACTTGGTAATCTCCGAAATAATCTACGAGACGCATGACGTACTCCTGTGTTGACTTGCTGCTCCCAGTATGGGGCGACTTGAGATAGCGACGAGCGACTGAACGGAATTTGTTTTGTGCTCCGTGTATGGATTTCTGTCCGAGCTTTATGTGACCCGCTAGAACTTTGGCTTCGTACTCCGCTGCTAATTGTTTTGCGTGTACGTAGTCGGATGTACCCAGTGAGTGTCGGACGCGAAAGCCTTGCCAGTTACCTGTCGCGTAATAGAATTTGCCACCGCTGCGCTTCTTTACTTTGAAGAGTGGCACTTATGATTACTCCTTTCTGTATAAGTTTTCGTATGGGTCAGGCACGTTAGGATCGTACGTTCGTGCCCAGTCTATTGGTAGGCCGCCCGAACTTCGGGCATATTCGGTAGGGTCTACGCGTTCGAGAATGTCGTGCATGACGAGAGCAGCTTGCCCTCTAGTCTTTGTGCCGACCTTCTTACATACGGCCCTTACATGTAGCTTAACAGTATTCTCTGCAATATTTAGGACGTCCCCAATATTTTTATTCGCCCATCCTTCGATAAGGAGTTGTGCAGTTACGTGTTGTTTGGCAGTCATAGTTCGGAGCAAAGAGAGTTCGGCGGGGGAAACGGAAGTAGCAGCGTCCGTCTTAACCGTAGCATCCTTACCCTGCTGTAGTAGAAGGTTTGTGATAATGTCGAGCTTGGCTTCAAGGCGAGCAAGCTCGAAACGTAAGTTCTGATTTGTACTAGACATAGTATCATTTTGACCTGTGATAGTTGATAGTTGATAAGGCCCATTGTTCTGTGGGCTATCATGAATGTAGTGTTTATGATACATCTATGTCAACACCTTTCGTTTAGGAAAGGCTCCCCCCGTTGCGTAAGCTATTGATTACGCATGATTAAAAATTGAAATTAGTTAGTCTAGTGGCAGTGACACATAACTTAATTTGAAGTTATGAAGATGGAAGTGACCATCAACTTGTCACTGCTTGGATACCTCTGATGGCAAGGGTTGTTGAAGCAAAGTCTATCTCGTTTGAGAAAGCCCTTACTCTTTCGGCGTACATTTCCCAGCAAACTAAGAGAAGTGGGCGTGCTTCTATCCACCGATAGTTTTGTGGGCAACGTCGAAAGGTAATGTAGTCCTCCCCTTCGCAATCTGCTGCAATCTTTTCGGCAGCATTGCGTGATATGCCCACTTGCTTGGCAGTGCCCAAAACTGTGGCGAAGTTTTTTGTGTAGTGATTACGACAGACCGTGAGGCCAAATGCACGACGGTTACTGGATGATAAGAAGTACCGACGACAGCGTAACGCATTGTCGTCAAGCCCTTCGGTAGTGTTAGAGACAAACATCTCATATTCGAGTTGAGCTAGTTGCTCTGCATACCTTTTCTTTAGTTTTTGTTCCATATGTAGAACAATAAACTTGCGTACACTGGGGGGAAGATGTCTACTTGCAGACCTTTTGGTGTGTCTCGTTATGGATGAGTACATCCAGCAATAGATTTTTATCCTGGTGCAGAAGATAATCGACCGTATCCTGGTTGTCGAAGTACATAGGCGAGGCTAGGTCGCAGTAGGTATCACCACTAATCTTTGCGCACCCACTGATTAGCACGGTCAACAAGGTAAGGGTCATCAAGGCTGTTGATTTCATCGTCAATTTCTTTCTGGGTCTTGAGGTTGGAGATGCGCTTCTCGTCTATCTTGCGCTTTACCTTATCTGTTCCCCGCGCGACGCCTGCCGAATAAATGCCAAGCAAGCCGAGTACGAATGAAGCGGCAATAAGGCCGTAGAGTTGCAACTTTGATATTCCGAACATGATTTAGTGCCAGCCTTCTGCCCATGCTTTCAGACGTTCCCTCATTATATACAAGCCAAAGAGTATAGTGATGCCTGCAAAACCGAGGATGATGTACTGCGCGTTTTCGTTCATGCCAGAGAGGGCGGTGATAGTTGTGCCTGCGGATGCAGCGACAGTTGCGGCGGATGCCTTAACCGTTTTCGATTGAGCGGGTTTCGTACGCTCTGGTTTCTTTGCCGTAGCTTCTGATAGGTTTACGCCTGCCAGCCACTTTGAGACACGGAAGCCTGGGCAGGCTTTTGTAGATACGCGGTTGTGACCGATGACATTCTCGTTCGTTACGTTGAACTGTTCTTGCAACTCTTTGATGAGGGAGTGCAGACGGGCAAGCTGTACGGGCGTGTAGTGTTCGGTTGCTAGGTCGTCAGCGTCGGAACCGAAGCCACCGATCAGACAGATAGCAATGGAGCCAGTGTTGTGACCTTTCTGGGCGGCTGGTGTCTTTTCGAGAGGGCGACCGACGACGGCTTCACCATTACGTGAAATGACGTACGAGTACCCAATCATGTCAAAGCCCCGCTCGCGATGCCAGCGGTCGATCTCTTTTAGCTGTTCGTTAATGCCTGCGTCTGCCATCCACTCTGGACGTGTGGCAGAACAATGTACGACTATCTTGTCGATCTTTCTCATAGGTTAAACTCCCGAAGTAAAGTTTCATCTTGATGTTCAGGTGTGAACAAATCGGGATTTATCTTAATGGTTAATGGGGGCATGTCGTCCCATCTGCGTGCGAACATACGTTCGAGATCGAGAGCGACGAATACGTACACTCCATCGTACGCAGGCTTGCGTGCTTCATTTACCTTGAAGTGATAGCGAGGCTTGGAGTTGGGACGATCTTTACGGAAGTACGGTTCGCGCGAGGACTTAACTTGTACGCGAATAATCTCTCCGTCTGGGTGCGCTGCCCAAAGATCATCGTAAGGAAGGTCTACGTGACTGACACGAAGTCCTAAGTTTTCTAATATGTACGCTACGTAAAATTCAGCGGAACGACCACTGTAGATGTTTTGTTGGCTAGGCAATCATCTGTTACGCAGAAGTGTCTCCAAATGAGTAATTGTAGTTTTAGCTGTAGATAGGTCTGAACGGAGTTCTGCGATCTCCCCTAATAGTTGTTCGATTTGATCGGTCTTTTCGTCCAGCTTTCCAGCTAGTCTATCGACCTGTTGTTTGAGGGTAGCTTGGTACTCTGCGTTCGCGTCCCGCCGTTGCTTCTCTCTCATGGACATGAAAGACCAGAAGCCCGCGCTTCCAATCAATGCGACTGCAATGGTAATGATATGCTCTATACCCACCACAATTCCCTCAAATTCTGCTATCGGCTTTCGGCTGCGAAGCATTAAGCGTAGCAGCAGCCGCCGTTGTTTTCATATCTACACAACGTGTCACGTACGACGCGTTTTCTGGCTTGGTCTGTTCTAACATTTGTTCGTACTCGTAGCGTGCTGCGAGACAAGACTTTTGGTCAGGAAAAAGATTTGGCATTGTGCCGATCTGGTAGTTCGGGCCAAGGATTAGAAGTATTAGAAGTGCGTACATTAGATAAGCCCCCGTACTGAAGCGACGTAGTAGAAGAGGCCACCCAAGAAAGTTACGAAGATTACACCCGCAGCTATGTAGCCGTACAGTTCTATTCGCTCTTCTTGTGCTTTGGCTGCGGCTCGCTTTGCTTCCGCACGCTTCTTACGCATCTCGGCTTCGAAAGTTACGAAGCGCTGCCAACTGCCAGGGCGACCGTAGAGCTTCATCATACTCTCAAGATTTTTACGGTTCTCTTTCATCTGTTCGAGGCACTGGAAAGCCTCGAAGTCTGACGCCGATTTACCCAGCATTTTATTGAGGGGAGAATTTTTGTGCTTCTCTACTTGCTGTTTAAGTTGTTCTTCACCGTCGATGACCACGCCGATCTTGTCCATTACGGTAGTGAGTTCACGACCGTTTTGAATGCACGTCTTGATAGTGCTGTAAGCTGCGTTACACGCGCTTGCTACTGCGAGGACTTCGGCTACTGGCACGACGAACAACTCCGTTGACTGACACGGTTGTCTTAGGTGTTCGTAAATTTTTCTGGTACGCAGACTTAGCTGCGCGACCTCGCTTTGAATTTGATCTTGGTTTACGTGCCATTTATAGAACATAACGGACATGCAATAGGCTTGTCGTCCTAGATCAGACCTTTCTGTAGTAATAATGCCGTGTAAAGTTGACGCCAATCTTTGAGACGCATCACGACAAGACTGTCGTTAAGTGCTTCTTGGTTACGTCGTGTGATGACGACTGGTGCTTCGGGTGATCGAGTGTCTTTGATGTTGCGTTCGGCCTGAGCCATAGCGTCCCTAAAGTTCAGACGTTCTACGCGCTTGGCTTCTATGAATATTTCGGGTGTACCGAGAATGTCAGCACCGCCTGCCTGTAGACCAATCCTCCCGCCCCCACTGAGGGGCGCACGTTGGCAACGATCTTCACAGAAGATGTGATCGTTGAACCACTTTGCTAAATCGTTTTCGTACTTGTCGCCTTTGCGCTTCTGTGGATTTCCCATTCACCAAGGAACCTCTGGTTTGTACGGCC